CGCTACATAAAGCTATAGGGCTTTTAATCTTACCCTTATGACCACAGTCTTTACATAAACCGGGATAGTCCTCGTCAAACTTGACGCATGTATGTGGGTACTCAATCGACTCAGAAATCTTTCTAGTTTCTTCTGGATCGTAGTTCGTCGCACGTTTAGAAATTAAATGTACCGCAGGAGTTGTGCCTTCCTCCACTCCATCTGTATCGCACCGTTTAGCTATAGACAGTGTGTGTAGCCATTCTGGGTAAGTTAGTTCATCGGGTTTAAGTATGGCTCGTTCTATGTGAGCACAACCCGTACCGCTACGTGTGCTAGTAATAATGTTTTTAAAATTGTATCTGTATTTTGAAAGTCCTTTGGCCCGTTCCATATCTTCAAGATCTTCTTGAGAAGAGCTATTGATAGAAGGGACTGGTATCAACTCAGCAGGTAACTTACCTGCGAAAGCAGCAAGCTCTACCTCTAAATCACCTTCAAGAACCACAACCACAGGTAATGGCTGTTCGCTTTAAAATTACGTGTGTTAGGGATACGTAGTAGTCGCGCCGCGTCATCAGTTACAACGGGATCAATGTCCAACCCGTCCTGTAAACATGTCGCCTTAAGCTGTGATGCCACAGGTTTCCATTCTTCACGCGAGTAAGATCTATCTAGCGTCCAGTATACGTGCAGACCGCGCCCTGAATTTACTATAAAAGGTTTAGGTAAAGTGTATGCTTTACGAAATGTTCTTAATGCTTTTAGCGCATCACTTTGGGTTTGATAAGGTTTGTCCGTCCCGCAATCTATATCGAGAAACAAAGACTTTAAGTCCCGCGCATTATCAGACTTACGATTTTTATCGGCAAAAGAAGACAATGCAAAATAAACATCATGCCCTTGTCCGTCAAAGTTGTTCGCGGCTTCTGTAACAGCGTCTAAAGAATTATGAAACTGTTGTTTCATTGACCCTTCGTTCTTTTTTCCTGCTACACAATAGTACCCTTCACCACCCAACACAGCGCCAAGAAACTGTTTGGTATCCATAAGCTATCCATACTTGAAAGAGGTTTGGGCATCCGAAGATGCCCTTGTTTTTATTTTAGTCGTCGAACCCATCTAGTAAGGATGCTAAATCAACATCGTCTTTAGGCGCGTCTTTCTTTTTCTTAGACACTTTGACCTTTGGTTCTACAACAACTTCCTCTTCTTCTTCTTCAGTTACTACATCGAATACACTTTCAAGATCGTCTTCACTGGAATCGTCATCTTCTTTAGCAAACCCTTCAACAACGTCGAACACGTTCGATACTGCACGTTCTGCTAACTTAACAACCTGAACGGCTTCCAAGCGTAAAGCCACACCATTCCCAGTTCGTTCGTTGTACCACGGGTGCATCTCTACTTGCAGACTGATTGTGCTACCTTTTGTTACCTTAAACCCTTTACCTAAGTCGTTCTTTTTAGCGTCGATATGCACTGGAGGTCTTTCCCAAGAAGCATCTATTCTCGCCTTGCCAACAAAAAGTTTAGGGTTTTCTGTATCTGGAGTGAATGGGTTTTTAAATTCAGGCCAATCATCTTCTTGCCGAACCTTATAAGCTTTGTGCATAGCTGTTAAAAGTTCTTTGGCTTGCGCTCCAGTCATTTTAAAGCTAGTGGAATAGTCCGCACCTGAAGTATGGGCATCACAAGGATCACTCCCCCCTTTACCATTCGGACCACCTTTTTTGTTAAATACGTAGGGCTGATCCATCTTGGGGTAAAGGGCTTCTACGTTATCTATCCTATGTACTATTTTTTCTTTCTTCATTTTATCGCACTCTCATTAAGGTTAATTAAAATTGCATTAGCTTAAAAGCTAAGGTTTTGGTACTACGAGTCTCTCACATACACTCCTTCCCCTTCGACAACATCGAACATGCTGTCCACGCTAGGGCCGTTGTTTCCGTACACTTTCGGAATAAAACTTACTAAACTTTTAGTGTGAGGGTTATTCTGCATTTGTTTGACTAATTTAAACTCAACTTCTTCTAGTACTCGAAAAGGTTTGAAACATAGTTTTGGAGTTAAGCTATCTTCATCAAAACTTAACTCAGTCATAATTGAAGACAGCAGTGCGCTTTGAGAATCAATCAAACGCGCATAAGTTTGAAGTCCCATCTTCTTCTGATCTTTACCAAACACACTCGTTGCGGGTAACGGTAAGTGGTACGCATGGTCAGGTTGTAAAACTCCTTCTTCGTCCGCTAGCATTACAGCAATGCGTTGTTGGAATCTACACGCCCTACTCCCGTTCTGTCCTGAACCCTTGATATTTTGAGGGCAGTTGAAACACGCAACAGATTGACGATGTCTTTCTGAGACTGCTGTAGATGAAACACCTGAGTTCGCATCTGAAGACCAACAAGTAGGTGTTTTAGTTTCACCTTCTACATACTCTTGTTCGTAATAAATACGAGATACCGGAGCGGCTTTTACTATAACTACTTTGAGTGGTCCGCTACCTAGCTCTTCTACTACCTCACCTACTACACGAAATACGCCGTCGCGTATACTCAAACGTAATCTTGTAGCTTCTTCTGTCTCTTCTACCTCTTCAACAAAGTTTGTATCTACCACAGGTTTAACAACTTTAGGTTGCAACTCATCTAGCAAACTGTCAAAAGGATCGGTCATACATCCTTACCTTCTTCAAAGGGTAGGTCTAACTGCTCTGTTATTTGATCGGTCTCCATATCGGGGCTGTCTTGTTTGAGCGCCTCGACCACAGCAGGGACATTAAATCGGTAGGTGTACCCTACTTTTATGTAAGTAGTTTTAGGTATGAACCCTTTGTTAACCCATTGTCGGATGGTGCTTACCTTTACAGAAAGGTGTTCTGCAACCTCTTCAACAGGGACATAACTATCAAAATCACTCATTTCTTCCTCCGTACTGTGATGGTATATTCACTATCTGCGTTGAGTCCGGGCGGTAAAGCTTCCGGGTTTTCTTCAAGAAACTGCTTCATGTTCCCTTGGTGTATTCGTTTCTCAAGCAAGTCTACTGCTTCATGCTTAATCACGAAGTTGTTAAACGCTTCCCAATCACCTGTCCAGAATCTTGTTTTCTGAGAGCGCCAGAAAGTTCCAGAAGAAGTCTTTACTGACTCCACTCCATTATCCTTACAATGCTCCAGAAATTGACCCTTTATGATGTCGAGTCGTCGGTTTATCTCTTGTTCTTTCTCTGCAAAGGCCGCAGCTAGTTCAGATTTCTTATCGCGAAGCTTGATATAAGCTGTAACGTAGTCGTCAAGTGTGCTCACAACAGTGCCTGTCATGGTTTAGTATCCCCTACTTTTATGAAGTTTCTTATAATATAGTGTAGTTTAATCTATAATTCAAGTACATCTTCATATAAATCTATCATTTTCGTGTGTACGTTTATTCGCTCGTCTAACATGCTATATATTCGTTTCTCGACAGGTGGGCCTTGAAGTTGTACCACGGTACAGGGGTGTTTCTGTCCAGAACGGTGGACTCGTGCGTTGGCTTGAGCGTAGGTTTCTAAAGAAGCCGTTGGCCCCCACCAGACAATGGTGTTAGCCGCCGTTAGTGTAACTCCATGCGCTGCCGCTTGTGGCTGGATAATAAGTACACGAGGGGAGTCGGTCGTTTGGAACGCTTTGAATATCTGCGTCCTTTTGTTTGCACTCACCCCTCCTGAAATTACGTCGTTAGTGATCCCATCTTTAGACAACTTATCTTTGAGAAGTTCAATGACATGTTTAAACGGGACAAAGATCAGGACTTTCTGACTAGACTCGTTAATAACTTCTTTGAGTACCTTGTATCGGTTCTTTATATCAAACTCAATGGTCTCTCCACTATCCGTATAGACCGCGCCACATGAAATCTGTAAGAGTTTATTCATGTTTACTGCCGCATTAGCCGCTGTGATCTGTTCCCCATCCGCAGTAGCCATCATCTGTTTACGTAAAATGTCATAGTATTTCTTTTGTTGGGCGGTTAGTTCTACCTCACGTTTAACATAAGTCATTTCAGGTAGATCAAGACATTGCTCTTTGGTGAAACGTATTGCAGGTTGAAGCGCATTAAATACTGTCTCTGTAGCGTGGGGTTTAGGAACCCATTTAAACTGAGTAATCTTGTGCATTACCATTTCACGGAAAGCCCCAAAGAATCTAGGGACTGAACTAGGATTAACAAGTTTAGCTAATCCATAAGCATCAACAGGGGATTGTGCGGCGGGTGTACCTGTCATCATCCACAGCCAAGTGTCTGGTTTTAAGATGCTAGCCAGTACCTTCCATCGTTTGGATTGTGCGTTCTTATAATGGGTAGCTTCGTCTACGATGATTAGGTCAAAACCACCGTTAGCTATGTCGTCCTTTACTATCTCCACCCCATCATAGTTAATGATTATATACTCTGCGTCACCGTTAATAATCTCTTGGCGTTTTTTCTTAGCCCCATGTGCGATGTCCACTGTACGGTGCATAGCAAAGTTAAATAAGTCGGCTCTCCAAGCGGAGTCCATAATAGAAAGTGGACATATTATCAAAACACGTTTGATTAACTTTCGTTGCATCAAGAAGTCAGAAGCCCAGATAGCACTCGCCGTCTTGCCAGTCCCTTGTTCGTTAAAACAAAACGCCTTACGATTCATTGTAAGAAAAGAAGCTGTAGTCTTTTGATGCTCAAACGGTTTGT